TGCGTCCTGCACCCCGTTGATGAACAACCGCAAGATCGCGCCCTGACGCACAAAGGCGACATGGGTCCAGCCCGAGGCCACCGTCACGGTGGATGTGCTGATAACTGAACCGACCCCGCCGGGAGTGCCGAACGACGCATAGATTTTATTATCAGTGTGCCGGTAGGCGCCGATGCTGAACGAGGCGGTGCTCGTTGCCGCATCGCATTGCCCGAACAGGCCAAGCTGCACGCCGTCGCTCGCCACCTTAAGCCAGAAGTCCACGGTCCAATCACTGGAGCCGAGCGTGAAGTTGGCGTGATTTGGCGTCGTGACCCAATCGCCGGTGCCGTCACACAGCAGCGATGCCGCGCCGAATACGAATTCGCTTGTGTTGCATGTCGCATTCCCCGCGGCCGTCCAGGCATGCGCGGAGCCGCCAATATTGGCATCGGTGATAGTGGTCGTGGGGCCGTCGAACTGCAGCAGTATCTTGGTGAAGCTATCGTTGCCGGCGTTTACCAACGGCCCGACGCTGAACGGCGACAGCGACGGAAACGGCAGATAAGAATTGACCCCAGCGAACACGTTCTCAACCTCGGATGCAAATTTGGTATCGAGCAGGGCGATATCCGGCCGCCATTCGGAAAACTCAACCGGGGTCGGCTTCATGGATGCTCCCGCGCTTGTTTGACGGCCCGCAGCATGTCGGCATATTTCTTGACGCTGCCGGCATCCATGGCGGTGATGCGGGCGCCGATCTTCTTGAGCATGAACGAACCGGTGCGCTCGCCCAGCAGCGAGCGGAGCAGTTGCGGAGTGTGAAACAGCAACACCACTTCCTCGCCGAGTTCCAAGATTTTTGTTTGCTTCTCCGATATCTCAATGTCGGCGATTTCGTTTCCATCTCCATCGAAGATGTGCATCAGAAATACTCCGCGGTCCGCACGCTCGGGCTGGTAGCGCCGGTGGTCATGGCATAACGCTGGATGATCTCCATGAACTGCTCGTCACGCCGCGCCTTGTAGAGTTGCGCCATTTCGAGATTGCGCTGGGCGGCGGCGGCCTCGGTCATCAGCCCGAAGATGTAGGCGTTGGGGAATTCGGTCAGCAGCCAGTTGGTGTTGCCGTTGCTTGCCGGCGTGGTGACCAACGTGGGGATTTTCTTGTAATAGAAAAAATTCCAAGCGTCGGCGGTGTTGTCAACCGGACGACCAAAGAAGGTTGAGCCGCTGATGTTGAACACCGGAGGTTGACGGTTGGATGTCGCGGCCGGCAAATAGGCGCTGTGCACATAGTCCACTTCCGGCTCGCCTGGTCGCCCGGTCCTCTTGACCGATCTCCATGCGAGATAGTCGGTCGGCAGAGTCACGGCGCCATTGGCGGTCGTAAGCGATACATTTTCTTCCATCGGCAGCACCCGCAGCCGGGAATTGGCCGCGGTTTCAAACTGGATGGTGAAATTGTCGTAGCGCGCGGCAAATCGCGGATGAAACAGCAGAGCCGAGATTTCGTTTTTCAACTCGCCGTAGTTACTGATCGACATTGATCCTCACTTTCGGCGGTCGGCCGCGCTTGCGCTTGATCGGCGGGAAGTCTGCCGGATCGGCTTCGGTTGCCGGCTCGCGCCATTGCGTCGGCCGATCCAGAAACGGGTCGTAATCCTCCACCCGGAAATTCGGATTATTTCGCGCCTTGTTGACCATGTACGGGTCATCGATGTCGATCGGCACGCTGGGCTGGAACGTGACCTTATTCCATCGGCATTCGGCGTCGCCGAGCCAGGTGATTTTCGGCATGCTTGCTCCTTGAGGAAGTGGCGGCATTTGCGCCGCCACCTCCAAGGTGTAGAACCCGGTGAATTCTGCTATCAGTCTGATGCAGAAGCAAAAAATCCAGTGGCGACCCCCCACTGTTTTAGGGCCGTACCAGCTTTTGGTACTTTTGCGAACATTTTTCCTACACCGTAGGCGGCCTCGATGCCGCTGCCGGTGATGAAGCCATAGTCATCTTCTTTTCTGAATGTGGGCTTGGCCATCTGCCCGTAGGCGATCACCGCGGCTTGCTGGCCGCAGAGGAACACCGGCTCGACGCGGGCCGACGCCGCGCCAGCAGTTAGCAGGTTCGTCCAGGTCGAGGTAACGAAGCCACTGATTTCTGGAACGAGCCGCACGATCACGCCGTCGTAAAGCTGATCTCCGTCTTGGAACAATGGATTGTTCGGAGCGGAGTGCCATCCAAGAGTTTCGCGCGGGCGCGCGTCCTTGTTCACGGTCTGCAGATCGATCTTGAGATCGCGGAACGTATTGAGGCCGGCGAAGCAGACATAGTTCTCGTAGCCGTCCTTGGTGCGGAATGGACGGATACGCGGGTTGGCGCCCATCGCCACGCGCTTGAGCAACGACAGGTTAGCCGCGGTGAACTTGTCCGCGGTGGTATCGACGAGCACCAGCGACGCCGCGTGGTCGGTAGCCACGGCCGACGCAACACGGTTAGCGGTGGTGGCGCCGAACAACACGCGGTCGGCGTTGTCCGTTTGCCATTGGCCTTTCTGTGTGGCCGTCGATGTCTCGTACAGGATGCCGTTGACACGAACGCCGGCCGATGGCTGGGTTTCCGAAGGCAGCGCCATGAACGCCTTGATGATCTCGTCCCTGGTCAACTCCATCAGCCAATCGGTGAGCAGCGGCTTGGCCTCGCCGAAACTGTCGGCGCTGTCCTTCTGCTGCTCGGCCTTGGTGGTCACCACGGCGTTGCGTGCCCACTCCAGCCAGATGCGATAGCCGTAATCTTCGATGGCTTCTTCCGCGTTAACCAGGGGCCCGGTGGACACCCCGGCGCCGGCGAGCCGCCGGACCAGCGGGATATTCATCTGCTCGCCGCCGCTCTTGAGCTCCATGCGGCGGCGGATGATCGAGGTAACATCCTCGCCCATGTAGGGCGAAAACATATTCTCGCGCACCCACTCTCGATTGATCTGCTGGGTGAACTTGATCAGTTTATTGTTGGTCTGGATCGTGCTGGTGGCCATGGCCACGCCCTTTCTGTGCTATGGCCGCAGCAATCCAGACAACAAAAAACCCGCCTCGATGGGCGGGTGCTTCGTGTCGGACAGGTACGGCCGGTGTTATTTGATCGCGAAGTTGAACAAACTCTCGCTGCTCAGATCGCCAAGCCCTCCCTCGCGGCCCGAAGACGACGGGACCGACGAGAGTGAAGGCGGGAGCGAAACATTGGGCGGATTATTACCTGAGCCACCATTCTGCTGTTGCTGTGCATGCTGCTGGCGCAAGTGTTGCGCCATTGCCGCTTGCACCTTGGGATCGTTGAACCAGGCCTGCTGTTGCTGTTTTAGCCACGCCTGCGGATCGCTGCCGATCGCCTGCTGTGCCTTGGCCTGGTTATGCCATTTGACCAGTGCGCCGTAGGGATGCCCTGCCGCCATGATCTGCTGGAACACAAAATTCCCTTGCGGGGTTTGTCTGATCCGGCTGATATCGGCGAGAGCGGAATTCACCGCCTCTTCTCCGAATTGCGCGTTGGCAAATTCCCGGCTTTGCATATCGGTGCGTCGCATCATTTCCATCTGCATTTCTTGGCGCAGTGGAGTGATCACCCGTTGATTGAGATACTCGTCGGGGGCATCGAAGATGGTTTCCGGGCCCTTCGGCTGCTGCTGTTGCTGAACATGCGCCAGCAGCTGCTGATATTCCGCCTCGATCCGCTGGCGTCGCTCGCGCTCGTCCAGCATTTCCCGAAGCGGTACGCGATGATCCTCCGGTTGCCGCTGTTGCTGCGGCGGCGGCTTGGGCGCGAATTTCCCTTCCGGGGTTCGCGGTTGCTGGCCCGGTTGCTGCGGCTGTTGTTGCTGCAGGTCCGGCCGGGTTGCCGGCGGCGGCGCATCCGTTGCTCCACCCGTGTCTGACGGGGTTTGCGCGGGTTGCGACGGCGCCGGGGTCGGCGTCGGGTCCGGTGAACTGGTCGCGTGGTCAAATAGCTGTTGATCCGTGATGGTGTTGCCACCATCACCAGTGTTTTCGGTGCTCATGGTTTTCATCCTCGGCCGTATCGTGGCCACTACGGGAAACGCCCAATGTCGCTTGGACGATGCGATGCGGACCTTGAGTGCGCCGCCCGTGGCGCCCGGCCGTGTCGTGGCCGGTTACGAAAGCAATTCAAGCAACAGTGCGATTTCGTCCTCATCCTCGTCGGGGAGCGATCGCAGGACGGTTCGAAGCGGCGCCGGCACATCGGCCAGCAGGCCGGGCTGCGGCGGCAGCTTTTGCAGCGCCTCGACCAGTGGCTCCGATGGCGTGACGCCAATGGCTTCTAGAAGCTCTTCCAGTTCCTCGCGCTTGCGCTTGAACTTGCGGATCATCCGGCCGCGGCTGACGCCCCCAGCATAATTCGACGCTGGCGGTTCGACCGGCGGCTCGATCGGCCCGGTAACAAGTGGCCGCGTCAGTGCCAGCAACAGCCCGATCGACGTGCGGCTTGCGGCCGGGGGCGGCCCGCTGCTGACTACCTTGAAAGCGTTGAGTGCCAGCAACATTGATTAACCCTCACGGCGGGTTAGTCGCCGATGCCGTCAGCGTTCCCGTTAGCGTAAAGCCACCGCCGGTTCCCTTGTTGGTGTGCCAAGAGGCAACGGGACCACGAAAGAAAACCATCGGCGCATTAGTGGTGGGCAGCGATCCGGTGGCTCCGAGATCAACCGGCGCCAAGCTGGCGCTGATGAACTTGCGCCGGTTGGCAGTAGTGGTGAAATCTAAAAATTCCACGGTGTTGAAGTAGTAGTCCGCCATGTCCATGTGGACGGGGAGGCTGCCACCGGACCGCGCGCCAAAGTCGAAATTGGTATCGGGGGTCAGATAATCGATAGTTGCTGTGCCTGATGTCGATGGTGGTGTAACGGGACTGTCGTTGACATACAGACTAGTCACCCCTCCGCTGCTCAAATCCCATGCCGCCAGTATGTGAACCCAATTTGACATTGATGATGTGTAAGCGGTGACGCCGGTCCAATTGAGCGCAACGCCGGCAGAAGTATTGTTAAGCGTAAACCCAAAATGGCCTGACGGATCGCGAGATAGTCCAATAGAGAACGACCGGCTTTCCATTATGATCTGATAGACACCATCGTTGCCGGTGAACTTGAACCAGAAAGCCAGAATGCCCTTCTGGCCATCCACCAGGCCAGTCAGCGCACTGGCGGTCATGTACGTGCTGCCGTTGAAATGCACGCCCTGCGCGGTGTAACCGGCCGCCGATGCCACGAATGGCACCCGCACCGCTCCCAGCCGGCGGCGATTGTGGAACATCAGGTAAAGTCCCCGGTGGCGAGCACGCTCACGCCGGCCGCCGTGGTCACCTTCCATCCCGGCGTCGTGGCGTTGATGCATTTGAGCCCGAGCGGCACGTAATAGGTGCCCACACCAGGCCCAACGGCATTCGGCAGCACGATGATGGCCGAGCCGTTGCCGTCCTTGATCTGCACCTGTGAAGTGGCCGCGGTCGAAACGACGCAAAGCAGCCCCTCGATATAATCGCCGACCGCGCCGGTGGCGCCCATGATCTGGTCGGTCTGCGAGGCGGCGACGGTTTCGTATTCAAAACCACCCGAGGTGGTAGGAATGGCCGTGCTGCTGCTGACCGGCAACGGGTTGGCCGACGACAGAAAATTGGCAACGCCATCAGCCCCGGTCGCGATCTTGATCACCTGATACTGAACGCCGCCGACATCATCAGTTGCAACCGGCTTTGCGCTGCCGCCAGTGCCAGGATCAACCAGAATATTATCGGTCATTTAATCCTCCGAGATCGACATCGCGCCGATCACCTTGCCGGTGCGCGGATCGCGGTGAATGACCGCCTTGCGCGGCTTGCTCATTGCCGACATCAACCCCTGATGCGACTGCCCGATGACGCCGACCAGTTGCGCCAATGCCTCGTCGAGCTTGCGGTCCTGCTGCTTGCGCTCCTTGTCGCGATCGAGCACCAACCCGTTGCGATAGTGCAGCGCCCGCACGTCAACATCATCCTGCGGCTGCTCAAGCGGCAACTGCATTTGCTGCTGGGCGGCCTGCTCCTGCTTTGCCTGTGCATCGACTGCGGCCTTCTCCCTCGCCAGTTGCGCCTGCGTCGTGGCCTTGAACTGCTCGATCTGCATTTGGTTTTGCGCTTTCTCGCGCTCGATCTGCATTTCCAGCGCGGCCTTTTCGCGCTCGGTCTGCTGATTGATATTGGCCTCCTGCTGCTTCTGTATCAGCGTGGCCGTTGCCTTCTCCTTCTCGATCGCCATGCGGGCTTGCGCGGTCTGCTGCTCGAGCATCAGTTTGGCCGCAGCTTCCTGTTGTTTCGGATCTACCTGCTGCTGCTCGTCCTCGCTGGCGTCGCGGAATTGCTTCTTAACATCGGCCGGCAATGGCGACGTTTCGATCAATACTCTCATCACCGCCTTTGCCCCGCTGGGCGACAGCATCGGCGCCACCGCGGGCAATGCCTGCGCGATTGCGTCGTAGGTGTCCTGCATCAGCGTGACGGTGTCGGGGCCTTCGTCCAGGATGATGTCAACGTCCAATTCGCCGATGGCATTACGCAACATCGGCGTTCCGGTGACCGGATCGACCGATATGGTTTCATTGATCTTGACGAATTGCGGTTGGCCCTCGGCGTCGGTGACCCTGATCCACCGCTCGTTGGTCCAGTACTTCTGCACCGAATTGAACAGGCTGCGATACACCCGCATTTTCCAGGCGCGCAGGTTGAGCATGTAGGGGCCAAGTTCGGCAATGCCGGCCTGCTGCAGCAGCGCAATGGCGCGGCCGGACGAGCCCGCCGTCAGCCCACCGCCCTGAGCACCGCCGGCCAGCGCCGGGTTGGGCCCGAAGTTCTCGATTTCCTGCGCGGCATCGCGCATAAACTCCAACTGGCCCATGATCTGGGCCTGCTTGGCCTGATCGTCGAATTTGATGTCGTCCAACGAGGTGTTGACCAGCACGATGCCGTCGGAGCGCGCCGCCTCGCGCCGCATCGCCTCCACGTTGCCATCGGCCACCGCCGCCTTGGTCGCCATGATGCGGCGGTTATTGAGTTCGTGCAGGCCCTTCGATCGGCGTTGGTTCACCTCGTCCTGCGCCGATTGCAGATTGCGCGGGAAGCCGTAGCGGTCGCCATCGTGATCGACCTGGGACGAAAACATCAGGTATTTGCAGAACGCCTTGCCGTTCTCGTCCATGAACGGCGAGTCGCCGGCCATCAGGATCTTGGAGGCGGTGAACAGCGCCCACTTCCAGCCGCCCTTCGACTTATACCAAATGTCAACAAGCCTGACCTGCTTGAAGTCGCCGGCGGATTGGAACCATCGGGTGTCGCGGTCGGAATTGGTCGTCAACTCTCCGCTGCTGTCGCAGGCGGCCCGGATGTCGTCCTCCATGCCAGGCAGCAACTCGACCAGCATTTCCTCGTCCACGTATTTGCCGATGCCCATGTAGCGGGCGTCATCGAAATCGTGCTTGAACGAGCGCGGGTCATAAAAAAACCCGTCATTATCGACGGGTCCGAACAGCACATCGTAGTCGGGTGGCGGTGGTTCCAGCGGTGGCCCGCCGTTGTGTCCCATGCCGGGAAACGGAACGACGTTTCCACCCGGCTGCGGGGGCTGTTGCTGTTGCTGCTGCGGTTGCTCCTTTTGCGGCATCACTTTGAGGTCAAGCTCGATCCCGGCCAGGCCGTCGATCGCGGCAGCCTCGGCAATGATCGGGCCAACCTCGTTCCACTTGTTGCGATCCATCAGATAGCGCAGCACCGCGGTCGCCAGGTCGGCGCCCTGCTGGTGTTGCGGCGTGCGCGGGAATGCTTTCGGATCCTGCTTGAGCCGTTCCACCAACCCCACGATGCCGTCGATCTTGCGCCCTATCTTATTGTACGTCACCACCGGCTGCTTGCGGTCGTTGAGCGTCTTGAC